CTCGGCGTGTCCGGTCCCATCGCCAGCCGCACCGACACCACCAACAAAGAGCGCAGCCCGCGCGACGTCTCCAAACTCGGCGAGCGCGGCTATGTCTGCGAGAAAACCAACAGCGACACCGCGATCGGTTACGGCAAGCTCGATGCCTGGGCCAAGTTCCCGAACTTCCAGACCATGCTGCGCGATGCGATCGTGCAGCGGCAGGCGCTGGACCGGTTGATGATTGGCTGGAACGGCACGCACGTCGCCGCCGACAGTGACCTCGCGGCCTTCCCGCTGCTGCAGGACCTCAACAAGGGCTGGTTGCAGCATCTGCGCGAGGAAGCGCCCGAGCGCGTGATGCACGAAGTCGTCGCCGCCTCGGGCAAGGTCCGCGTGGGTCCCGGTGGCGACTACGCCAACCTCGACGCGCTGGTCTATGACGCGATCACCCTGCTCGATCCCTGGTATCAGGAGGATGGCGGGCTGCGCGCGCATGTCGGCCGCGCGCTGATGCACGACAAGTATTTCCCGGTGATCAATCGCGACCAGCGCGCCACCGACGAGCTGGCCTCGCAATTGTTGGTGAGCCAGAAAGCCATCGGCGGCTTGCCCGGCCTGGTCGCACCCTCCTTCCCGCCGAACGCGCTGCTGATTACCCGGCCCGATAACCTGTCCATTTATTATCAGGAAGGCGCCCGCCGCCGCGCGCTGATCGACGAGCCCAAGCGCGATCGCATTGCGAACTACGAATCGAGCAACGATGCGTACGTGGTCGAGGACAACGGCCTCGCGGTGCTGATCGAGAACATCCAGCTCGGCGACTGGACCGGCACGCATGCGTGAGCCGATGACCTCCCCGGCCCAGCGCCACCAGCAGCGCGTGCTGACGGCGCGGGCCTCCGCGCTGACCGCGGCCGGCGTGGTGCTCGATCGCGGCGCGGCGCAGGCGCAGGCCCTGATCCGCGCCAAGCTCGATACCGACCGGCGCCGGCTCAAATTGGTGCAGTCGGTCGAACGCAAGATCGCGGTCAAGGCCGAGGTGTTGCCCGAGTACGTCGACTATGTCGAGAGCGTACTGGCGACCGGCAGCGGCGCGCCCGATGACGTGCTCGGCTATGTGATGTGCTGGCGACTGGACGCGGGCGACTTCGCCGGTGCGCTGGTCATCGCGCGCTATGTGCTCGCGCATGGGCTGTCGCTACCGGATCGCTTCCAGCGCACCCCGGCGACGCTGATCGCCGAGGAACCGGCCGAGCAGGCGCTGCGCGCCTATGACGCCAAAAAGCCCTTTGATGTGGACGTCCTGCGCAGCGTCGAGGCACTGACGGCCGGCCACGACATGCCGGACCAGGTCCGCGCGAAATTGCTGTTCGCCACCGGCCGTCTGCTCAAAGCGGACGCGCCCGCCGAAGCCCTCACGTATCTGCGTCGTGCCGTCGAGCTGTACGACAAGGTTGGCGCGAAAAAAGAGATCGAGCAGTTGGAACGCCAGCTGCGTCCCGAGAAAGGGACAAGCACCACCTCGTCATCGAAAGGTGACCCCTGAGCCTCCCCCCGGCGCCCAGCGGCACGGCGGGGAATCGAACCCCTCGGGGTCATCGTGCACCCGCCGTCCACCGCTGGATTTTTTCGCTGGGTACGTCCTGTTTGTTTGAGACCGCTTTGATGAAACCCGATGGAATGAACACGGCATGGGCGCGCTGATCGCCAATGGCGGCACGGCCGCAACGATCGGCACACCTGACGATGGCGCCCCGCTCGCGAACGATGGGTTCTGGCCGGATATCGCGCTGGACGCCCTGCGCGCCGCCACGCGGTTGACCGGCAACGTCACGCCGGCCCGCCTGCGCGCCGCCACCATCGAGGCGATGCTCGACGTCAATGCGCAGCTCGCGATCGCGAAAGCGCGCTGGGTCGGTCAGGGCTGGACGTCCGCCGCCGATGTGGGCGACACCGTGGCCGGCGCGAGTGCGATCGTGCACCGCTACCTGCGCGCGATTGCCAGCACCGTCCAGGCCGACCTGGCCGAGAAGTATCGCGATTGGGATACGACTCGCGCCGGTGACTATCGCGCGGACGTCGAGAGCATCGCGGCGGACGATTTTCGGCGCAATGCGCAATGGGCGATTGCCGATCTGCTCGGCCGCCCGCGCAACGTGGTGGCACTGATCTGATGGCGACGGTCATCGCCCGCCAGCACGACACCGTCGATGCGATCTGCTGGCGTGCGCTCGGCGCGACGCGCGGCGTGGTCGAGGCGGTCTATGCACTCAATCGCGGCCTTGCCGCCTGCGGCCCGTTCCTGCCGGTCGGCATGGTGATCGTGCTGCCCGAGCGAGCCAGCGTGACGCCGGCCGTTTTAACCCTTCTCCAACTCTGGGACTGAGAGACCGATGGCCGAACCTGCCAGCACCACTCTTGCCGCCGCCGTCGCGACGGCGACCGCCGCCACCCTTCTGCCCGGCATCGATGGCAATGCGCTGGTCGGCGCCATCGCCGGTGGCGCACTGTTCGTCACCGGCGCACGCGATCTGCCGCTGATTCGCCGCGCCGTCTATCTGGCGATCAGTGCCGGCGCCGGCTACGTGGCCGCGCCCGAATTGCTGGATCACGTTCCGCTGCACAGCACCGGCGTCGCTGCGTTTCTCGCCGGCGCGAGCGTCGTCACCGTCACGACTCAACTGGTCGAGCGCCTGAAGGCGTTCGATCTGACCAGCCTGTTCAAACGAGGAACCTGATGATGCCCCTGGAACTCTTCCCGTGGTCCTGGCTGACCTTTGCAGCCTGCACCGTGATCGTCGTGCGCCTGCTGACCTTTCGTCGCGGCCACTCGCGTCACCGGCCGAGTCTCGCCTGGGCCAGCTGGCTCATGATCGCCGGTGCGGCCGCGATGGCGATCCGGATCGCTGTCGGTCTGCGTCCGCCACCGGGACCGCTCGAAGCGTTGGCCGCAGTGGCGCTGGCGGTGTTGCTGCTGATCCATCGCGGCGACCTCGCGCATCTGCTTCGCCTGATCGCGCGGCGGGTGGCGAAATGAGCATCTACTACAACGACACCGATCCGTTCTGCGCGGCCTGGCTGCGCCAGCTGATGGATGCGGGACAGATTCCCCATGGCGATATCGATACGCGGAGCATTACGGATGTACGAGCCGACGAACTCAAGGGCTACACGCAATGTCACTTCTTCGCCGGCATCGGCGGCTGGCCCTACGCCCTGCAACTCGCCGGATGGCCGACCGACCGGCCGGTCTGGACCGGCAGCTGTCCGTGCCAGCCGTTCAGTACGGCGGGGAACCGGCACGGCTTCGACGACCCGCGCCACCTCTGGCCAGTCTTTCACCGGCTCATCGCGGAGCGGCGTCCTCCAACGGTGTTTGGCGAACAGGTTGCAAGCGCACTTGGACGCCAATGGCTCGCCGGAGTACGCACTGACCTGGAGGGAGTGGGCTATGGTGTCGGGGCCGCCGATCTGTGCGCTGCGGGCGTCGGTGCGCCGCACATCCGGCAGCGGCTCTACTGGGTCGCCGACCGCGACGGCCAAGGCTACACGTCCGAAGCATCGCAGGCTCAAGGGCTGGCTGACGCCGGTCGTATTCGATGCGACGGGCCTGCCGAGCTACAGCCGGGCCGCGCGCGGCGCGGGCTCGCTCGCGCTGCAGGTCCGCATGGTCTACCACCGTGGAACGGCCGCACCCACACCGTACGCTGCGCGGATGGTACGCGGCGGGCCAGTGCTGAACCCGGCGCACGCCCGCTGGCTGATGGGGTACCCGCGCGGGTGGGACGATTGCGCGGTTACGGCAACGCCATCCTCCCCCAGCTCGCGGCGGCGTTCATCCAAGCGCACGCCGGTGAAGGCGGCACCGTAGACATGGCCTCACAGGTGACGCCGGCATGGAGCCATGCATGACGACCTCCGAACAGCGTATCGAGCGCATCCTCGATACCGTCATGGCGAACGAAGGCGGTGCACGTACGACGAACGATCCGGCCGATGCCGGCGGCGCCACCCGCTTCGGCATCACGGAGGTTGTCGCACGCGCGAACGGCTACACCGGCGCCATGCACAACCTGCCCGAATCTCTCGCCCGCGCGATCCTGCGCAAGCAGTACATCGATGCGCCGCGATTTGGCGACGTGACCGCCATCGATGCCGTGCTCGGTGCTGAGCTGATCGATACCGGCGTGAACATGGGACCGGTGTTGGCGGCGACGTTCCTGCAACGGCTACTCAACGCGTTCAATGACGGCGGCGGTCACTACACCGCGCTGCGCATCGACGGCTGCATCGGCAGTGTCACGCTGGACGCGCTGCGCGCGTTCGTGCGCTGGCGCGGCCCGCAGGGCATCACCGCGCTGCTGCACGGCTTCAATGGCCTGCAGGCCACGCGCTATCTCGCGATCGCGGAGATGAATCCGAGCCAGCGCCGGTTCCTGTTCGGCTGGCTGCTGAATCGCGTGGCGATGTAGCAACATGAACAAGCCGGGCCGTTTCCGCGCCGCGTTGCTGGCGGCCCTGCCGGATCTGGCCGCCGATCCGCAGCGGCTGTCGATCCTGGTCGAGCACGGGCACATCCGCGCGACCGGCGCGACCGGCGAGGGATGGTGCTACGACTACCAGCTGACTGCGATTTTGCAGGACTTCGCCGGCGACATGGACGCGCTGGCGCAGGCGGTGGTGCATTTCGTGCAGGTCGAACAGCCGGACCTGCTGAAGAACATGGACACGAACGCGCGGGGCATCCGCTTCGAGACGGAAATGATCACGGCCGAGCTGGTCGATGTGTCGATTGAGGTCGATCTGACCGAGGCGGTGGTATCCGGACCCACGGACCACACCTTCGAGCATCCACCCGAACCGCCGGCCGATCCGACCGCGCTGTGGTGACCGATCCGCTGGTCCAGCTCGACACCTGGGCAGGCGCGCTGCTGGTCCGACTGCAACCGGTCGAGCGACGAAAGCTCGCCCAAACCATCGCCCGCGATCTGCGTCGCTCCCAGCAGCGACGCATCGCGCGGCAGCTGGCGCCGGATGGCACGCCGTACCCGCCGCGCAAGCCACAGACCGGATCGCTGCGCAGCAAGCGTGGCGCGATTCGGCGCAAGCAGGGGGCGATGTTCGTCAAGCTGCGCACCGCACGATGGCTGAAAGCCAACGCCACGGCCGAGGGTGCAGAGGTCGGCTTCGTCGGCCGAGTGGCACGGCTGGCGCGGGTGCACCAATACGGCTTGAGCGATCGTGCCAAACCAGGCGGCAAAGAGGTCCGGTATGCGCGGCGACCGTTGCTGGGGTTCGACGACATGGAAAGAGCGAGAATGCACGACATGCTGCTTGAACACCTGGCGCGCTAGCCACAACGAGTATGTTGCTCCAGCCATCGCAGCGTTCTATCGTTCGGCGCACCCGCTCTCGCCGCGTCACTGCTGCATGCTTACAAGATCCGATCACGCCCGCAGCGCTCCTCGTACCCTAGAAGTATCGAAATGCAATCACCGATCTACTGTAGGAATAGTCACTTGAACCGTCAGGAACGGCACCGCATACTCAATGTTGCAACCACTCTAGGTTAGCCTTCGGCGTCAGATACTAGCAGTGGGTTTTAACGATTCTCTGCATCAGGGGAAATCATGGAAGAGAAAGTGTTTTTCGATAACAACGGTGTCAGCGTTTCGAATGCTCGCTTCATCGTTCACGGTCAAACGTACGCCATGAATGGCGTTACCTCCGTCAAGCAGGCAGTCAGACGCCCGTCGCGCCTTGGCCCGGTGGTGTTGGGCGTCGTCGGGCCAATCGCTCTCTTTAACGGTTCAAGCGGTGTTGTTTGGGGCCTTGTCCTGCTTGCTATTGCAGCGCTTTGGGCGGTTGTACAAAAACCCACTTGGATTGTGGTGCTAAACAGCTCTTCAGGCGAAGCGCAGGCGCTCACGAGCGCGGACAGGTCGTATATTGATGGCGTCATCAA